TTATATTCTACTGCATGTAGTACAATATATCAAGTCTGCTTTTAGATTCTTTTCAGCTTTCTCTTTGCAGGCCTCTCTGATGTAAGACGCCATGCTCAGGCCGGCGCTATCGGCCCAGACCTTAATCTGTTCACGAGTCCCCTTTGGGACTCTGATAGTGATTGATTCGTAGTTCGCTTTGAGCCATTTTCTATTGGCTTTTTTTCTGCTTTCTTCCATATATTATCCCTCCTGTTTCTTTTAGACAAGAAAAATAAAAAATTAGCCCCCGCCGAATTCTCGACGGGGTCGACGTAACTGTTTTATCTAGCATCTTGTGCCTTGAAATCAGCTACAGCTTTCCCTAACAGGTCTTTTTTAAATGTTCTCCATTCTCGGTGGTCAATCCACCACGATGCCGAATTATTTTTATAATATTTATCAGCAAATTCGTTGAGAAATTCTGCGAAATCGTCCCCGGCGCCTTTGCGAATCGCCGGTTTTTCCTTATCAAACGCTTCAATTTTTTCCTTGCGGATACTTTCGGCCCAAGAAATCTGCTTTTCTGAGCCTTGTAATTCCGGCAGCCCATACTTTTCAGCAAAGGCCTTTTCTTCGCCCTTTTTTTCTTCTTTGTAACAATCAGGGCAAAGCCCATATTCTTCAAAATACTTGATTTTTCGTTCGCGTTCTTCCGCTTTACCGAATACTTCGATAGTTCCTTCATGGCCACAGCTGTATGTAATATTTACCTTCATTTTTTGTCGCTCCTTTCGACTTCTTCCCGGGACTTCCTTGTCCCTCTTTCTGATTATATTGTACTGCATGTAGTACAATATGTCAAGTATAATTTTAGATTTTTTCAGTTTTTTTTTAAGTTTCCTACTCTCTGTCCAATTAAAAGAAGCAAAAAAGGCTTGTCATACCGTTTTGGTAGACAAGCCTTTTTTGCTTGATCGGGTACTAACGTACTAATCAATTTTACAATTTCAACCCTCGCGGTCAGAATATCTCTGCCGTGACTTAACTATAGTATACCACCTCTCGCAAAATTTGCAATAAAAAAAATAGCCCCTGGCCACGCTCGTGACCAGGGGCTTGTTACATAATATGATTTATTTTATTAAACAGCTAACAGCCAGGGCCCCGGCTACGACAGCCAAGGTATCCCGCTGTCTCTTTGCGGTTGCGGTTTTATGCGCTTCTTTATTGATTTGCTCGCTCAACGTCGTTAAAGACTCGCTCTGCTGCGTCAATCGCGTCTGCGTCTGATCGATTGAGGTCCGAGAGTTTTGTAGTTGAGTCTGCGAGATCGTCAGCTGCTCGTTGAGCGTTTTGATTTGCTGATTCTGCTGATTGATTAGCTGTTCGCGCTCGATTGAGTTCCGCTTGAGCGTCTCGATTGAGTTCTTGAGCGTTTCGTATTGTTGCACGGACATTGTCACGGTCGGCCCGTTCCATGTTGTCGTAGTGCCGGAACAAAAGCCAGCCGCCGGCACCAGCGAGAAAAATAAACAGCAAACCCAGGATAATAAGGACTTTCGGATTTTCGGCAATCTTATCAACCTCCTCTTTCAGCTGCGGAAGATACAAAATGGATCACCTCCTACAAACGCGACAATGCATCATGCATTTCACTGTCAAAACGGTTGTTCAAGCTGTCCCGGAGCGACGAACTATTCCATTCCGGGGTCTTGCATACGCTATATACGGCCACAATGAAATCATAGTCGTATTCCGGGGAGTCGATGTAGCTCAAATTAGGATAGCCGTCATAGTTTCCCGTCTGTGCATTGAACATGCTGTGAACGGCTTCGGTCCACATGTCGAGGATATTCCCGACGCCATACTGTACAGCACGGCTCCATACGACATCCTGGAGAACGTCGTGATGGTTCTCGATGTGCCAGTAATTGTCCGCCAGAATCTGGCAGGCCGGGTCGTAGTACGCCGCCTTGACATACTCATGCTGTGCCTGTGCAAAGCCATCACTGTCGCTTGCGGCAATATTGCGCCATGCTTCATCAAAGCTGTCACTGCATAAGGGATATGCGTTGAGCTGTTCTCCGTATTGCGGATAATTGTTGTTCAGCCAGCTGACGAACTGGCCCAGACTGCCCGCATTGGAGCTGAACTGATATGTCCCGTAGGATTTTCCGCCGGGATCGCCGTAGCCGTCACTGATGCAGGCCGGGTCGCCGTTACTTTCGTATTGTGCGCTTAAATCTCCTAACATAGTCATCATCCTTTCATTTTTTCCGTGTGATTTTCCGCTGTGGGCGCGTTTGGCGGTTGCGCTGGCATTGTGTATCGCGCGGAATTGAAACGGCTGTCATATCCATATTTTGTCCAGCACGCTTTGCCAAGACCTACAACTGTCGCGATACCACCCCCGACAGCCGTCACGCCACTCCAGCAACTCATCAATTCAAAGCGCGTCCCCCTCAGTGCGTTGCTCCAATAGCCGAAAAGCCAGCTGAACAGCACAAGGAACAAAAATATCATCATAAGGATGCTCATAATGATGATTAATTGGAGCCAGTGCTTCTGGCCCCACTGGCCGATGGCCACGATTTTATTTTTCATGGTCTCATCTCCAATCACTGCATACGCGACAATACAGACGTAAGCACTGACGCGAAAATGCCGACAACTGTCACGCTCGTGCCTAGTGTCCAGCAGATGTCATGTTTGAGATCATCGATACGGTGATGTGCGGACTTTCCGGATTCGATAGCCATCACGACGTCACGGTTGAGATTTGTCAGCTGCCGCTCGATTCTTTCAAGCTTTGCTACTAGTTCGCTTTCATTCATCTTGCGCCTCGATTCTTTCTTTTAGTGCATTAATGCGGCTCATCTCTTCTGTAAAGATATTTTCCATACCGATTTCAATTGCCATCTTTCCAATCAATTTGTTTTGCATCTTGATGATTTCGCATTGCACGTCAATAACTTCAGTCAGTGACATAGTCTTCGCCTGTAATGTCTTTGTATTCATCTGCCGTGATTTTTTCTTTTGTGACAGCATTTTTAACCATCAGCTTAGTCCACCAGCCTGCTTCGTACCATCCTTTAATTTTCGCATACCACTTACTCATCGCTTTCGCCTCCTCCCACCGCATTTTGTGCCGTTTCTGCTGTTGGCAGGTCTACGCCGCTCATCATTGCGACATAGGCCGTTTGTGCTACGCTCTGATCGAGCTGAGAGCGCAGGGCTCGGTTTGCTGTTTCCGCTTTCTGTAAGCGCTCTTCCATCGTGATTGCTTTAAACATTTACATCCCTCCATAGATTTCTATAATATTCATGCATCTTTTTGATGACGTTATAATTGTTGCCGTGTACTGCATGGGCGGCCCAGCACCGCAAGCTGGTATCCGCGGTTTCTCGCGGCAATTTGCCGGACTTTGCCAACCGGACCATTTTCTTGAGCTTACGTCGCTCATGATAGATTTTATCTTTGTTTAGGGTGACGAGTATCTTGCCGGACGGCTTGACGCGTATCCGGAAGCCGAGCCACTTAAAGCCACGTGATACGGGCACAACGCGGCATTTCTTCGGGTGCAGCTGTAAGTGTATTCGCGCGAGCTCCTGCTCGATTGCTTTGCGATACTCTGCTGCGTGTTCTTTGCCGTCTGTGATGATGACAAAATCATCCATGTACCGCGCATAAAATCTTACGCGCAGCTGCTCTTTGATAAAGTGGTCCAGGTCATCAAGTACGGCAAGCTCGATGTACTGCGCTACGTCCGAGCCAAGGCCGATGCCGACATCTCCTGGGAAACTGTCAATGATCTGCTCGACAAGTCGGCACGCCCAGTCATCACGTACGCGCTTACGGACGGCCGCTTTGGCCACGTCATGCCGTGTACTGCCGAAGAAGCTCTTGATGTCATACGTGTACGCGTAGACATTATCGCCGTAAAGACGGTGTGCCTTTTCGAGCATTATCTTAATACGACGAATTGAAAAGTCAGGTCCTTTCCCAGCCTGGCCCGCCGCGTTGTCATAGATAAAATGGCGCGTCAATTCAGATGCCAAGTAGTTATGTAAAAGTGACCGCTGGACTTGCCTATCGCGGAATCGCATAGCCACGACGTTCCGCTCCTTCGGCTCGTACACTTTAAATTCAATCTGCCTGCCGAGCTTATACGTGCCAACCAGAATCTCCTGCCGCAATTTCTCGGTATTTGTAAGCCCGTTTTGCAGGTACTTGATGACGCTCGCTTTCCAGCGCACGCCGTTCGCACAGTGTTGCATCGCATCATAGAGATTTCCGAAGCCTGTAACGACTTCCTTTGCTGTTTTACTCATAGTAGTAGCCGCGCGGATAGCGGGGCCAGCGTAAGCTGCCCGCGTCGCGGCATCTTGTTTGCCTCCTTTTGGAGGACGGGCTTCGCGCTCCTTGCATCGGCTCTGATTTCGCGGTTGCTACTTTATCCGGCCTATGTAATCCGGGGCGACACCGTTCAAGTTGTACGCGTTGTTGTTCCACCAAGTGCGCCCGCCATCGGTGACGTTGCGCACGTTGTACGCATTATCGCAGTTCGGCGACCCTACAGCGCTCAGCCCATATCCGTGTACTTTTTATATTTCTCTGTGTCGGATTTCTTCCATGCGAGAAGTAGTGATTTGACTTTATCGAGCTGCGCCGTCCACGTCGCGATATTGATGTGCTTCTTCGGCTTGCCTGTCGTGTCGATATGGCGCAGGCCGCTGAGAAGCTTAAAAGCGGTATCCATCGCCGCGCTCAGCGCTGCGACATCCGCGATAGCTTCTTGTTGATACGTGCGTCGGAGTATCGCGCTCTCATGGTCATTGACGTAAACCGAGTTTGCGTTTGCGATATGCATCTTTGCCCGCACTGCTGACTCGATAATCTGTTGCGTCAGGCACCAGCGGTAGCGCTTCGGAAAGCGACTCTCATCAGTGCAGATCAGTATCGTGTAACACGCAAGCGTATCTGCTTCGATAAGCACGCTGAGCGGCGTTGTTGTGCGCTTTGATTTCGGTATAGCCATTTCTCTTCTCCCCTATCCATCCGCCGCCGAGGGGCGGCGGATTCTTCGATTATTCGATGCGGCAAGCCGGGGCGACACCGTACAAGCCGTGCGCGACGATGTGCCACCAAGTGCGCCCGCCATCGGTGACGAAGCGCACGTTGTACGCATTATCGCAGCCCGGCGACCGTTCCCACCAGGACCATTCCGTTGATGTCCCCTGTTTGTACTTGCGACGATTATCATCTTGTTCGACATTTGTGCCGGTCTTGCCGTCGCGGCGGAATTTCGTGTAGTAGTCCCAGATGACCGTATCTTCGATGTCCTGTACAGCCGAGCCAGGGGTGTTGTAGAAGTTGTCGCCGCCATTGAGGTTGACCATCGCGGGCAGGAAGAAGTAGTCCTGCGTCGTTTCGTGACCGCCGGCGTCACTGATTTTATTGATGTCAGTGATGAGGTTCGACTTCGCGATGACAGTAAGGAAATCGGCATCGAGGTCATTCATAAAGCCCGCCCATGTCGCATAATGCTCTGGGCGGTCAAAATCATTACGCGGGCTCCACCATGCGCCCGCGCCTGCTTTGCTGTTGAGCCATTGTCTGAGTCCAGACTGGCTCCATCGATTGTAGCCATAGCAGATGCGCTGCGCATGATTGACCGTGCCGAGCGTTGCGAGGTCCGTGCCATCTGTGCCCTCTGCGAGCGCAACTGTCTCAAGTGCTGTCGTGTCCGATGGCGTCGAGTAAGTCGCGATACCGAGCGGCGCAAGGCTCGTATCCCAGTCCATGCCTTTTGCGAAGTTGATCTGACCACCGGCCGGCACGGCTTTTGTCGTCGTAAACTGCCAGCTTTTTGTCCACCCGGATTTACTAGAGTCCGTCCAATTTAGATCCGCGATGCCAGACGTAACTGTCGTAAAGTGATACGTGCCAGCAGGCAACTCCGTCTTTGTGCGGAAAATCGCCTCGCGCGAGTCAAATTCCATCGTGTCCATCGGCAGGCAGTCATGTGTCTGCAAGATGACGTAGTTGCCGCCCGTCTCCTCGACGTCGCCGATATGCACGATGTCCCATGTCAGCGTCGTGTCGCCTTTCTTGCACTGGAGCTGGTCGCCTACGCTGTAGTACGTTCGGATGCCGCCTGCACGACAGAGGTTGCGGAAGCCTTCCCAGGACCTTACTGCCGATTCTCCGGCTGTTTTAAAGTGATTCCTAAAAATATCGTTTTGCGATTCGATGGCCGCTGCGATGCGCGTGTAGTCCTCGCGTCGCGGAAAATTTACAATATCTGTTGCCATATTTCATCCTCCTTATTTTGTCGTAATGACGAGGTCCAGACCGCCGTCTTCGGTGTTGATTGCAAGCTGTACGCTGTCTGTGATAGCCAGTATTTCTTTTTCTTTGATGGCGTTCGCAGTCGCTTCGGCTTGCCGGGCATATGTCTGGGCCGCGTTCTTTGCGTCTACTGCCGCGCTGGATGCGGCTTTCGTGTCGGCCAGGTTGGTTTGTAGCTGGTCGGCTACGCCCTGGTCCCATACAGTAGCAATGTCTTCATACTTGGTATCGCTGTCTCCGGTGTTTACTTTTACACTCGTTTTGCCGTCCGGCTTTTTGACAAAGAGTAGCTCACCGGGGCGGATGGCCGGGTTGTATTTCTCCCATTCCGCCGCTGTCGCGATAGAGTGCTGGATACGGGAGTATCCGCCTTTTGTTGTTGTGGTTGTGTCTGCCATATCGTCACCTCCTTTACATGACAGCAGGGCCAGCGCCTACTATAAAATGTCCGTTGCTCATTTCTTCAGGTGGCGGGCCGATGATGTCAAAAAGCATAGCATGGTACGCCGCTTCTACGGCTTCTTTTACACCAGCAATGTCATCTTTGTCTTGTGTGGCTATATCCGCCAGGGCTTTTGCATCGGCAGCGGACTGTTTGGCCTGTGCCGCAGAGTCAGCTGATTCGCTCAGACTGGGTACAGGGACAGAGAAAATATTGCCGTTAATGTCGGTCATGACCAGGTTATTTTCTGAGTCGGTCGTGATAGATATAATTGTTCCCCGGAGCCAGTTATTGACCCAATCATCTTCCGTGCCCGTGTAACCATGCTGTACAGCAATGTCATAAGCGCTGTAGCCTTGCGGGCCTCGGCTGCTCAGTTTAGCTTTTAGTATTGCCATCTTATCACCTCGTTACGTCTGCGATGACCCGAAAAATACCCGGCCCAACGGTCTGTACCCAGCCGTCCTGGGTCCGGACCTCGATGTCCCAGACATAGTCCCCGGCCTCCAAATCGGCCGTCAGGTCAGGTGTTAGCGACACGACGCCGTTTTGGACGTGGGCCTGGAAGACATACCCGGCATCGGTGATTTTTTTCTTGACGCTAAAAACGGCAGCATAAGGTCCGATGTCCGAGCCATCTTCCTGCGTCAGATTTACGTCAAAGCTGTCCGTATCGCCGCGGATGTGATAGATGTTTGTGCCGATTATTTTCAGCATTTATTTCACCCTTTCTTGCAAATCGTCCAGCCGGTGATGAGCGGATGCGGCCACCATCGGAGACGCCGCGCACGCAGTACGCATAATCGCAGTGCGGCTACCGCTCCCACCAGCCCCACTCAGTCGAGGCCCCCTGTTTGTATCTGCCATGCCCCTCCCCCTCCTTTAGCCCGATGCCATGGCTGCCGGTCCTGCGCCGACGATAAAATTAGCCACCGCCATGAACTCGGGGGGCGGTCCTACAATATCGTAGCACATCGCGCGATACATTTTTTCTACGCTGACCTGCACATCAGCTATCGCGGACTGCGATGCGGCGGCCGCGGCGGCCTGAGTAGATGCGGCGGTGGCACTCGATGCGGCGTCTGTAGCGCTGTTTTTTGCTTTGCTGGCATAGTCAGCTGCGCTGCTCATCGCGGCCTGAGCGTAGCTATTGCTTGTAGATGCATCAGATGCGCTTTTTGCCGCAGCGGTAGCGCAGTCAATGGCTTTGGCGGAATTTTCTTGTGCAAGCGCGACGAGCTCTTCGGCGGTCTTCGGCAGTACCAATTCGACCGTTGTTTTGCTGGTCGTAGCGATGCGTACGTGGAAAACCATCTGCACATTATTACCGTCCGTCTTACATGCAATGTAGCCAGGTGTACTATCGTAGCAAACCCCGTAAAGGATTTCTTTGCCAGTACTGTCTTGCGCGAAAATGCCTAGCTCTGTCGCTTCATATCCAGCTTCTACTGCTTCGCTCGTCAGGGATGCAGTGAGTAAGCACGTGCGCACATCGCCGGCGTCCTCCGTCGTGATGCTCGTGATGATCATCGCATTCTGCGGTGCAAAGAGCGCCGAGCGTGTGGCATAGTCATCGACCGTATTCGCATGCCCGCTGCCGAGCTGCATCTTTGTCAGCTTGAGCGTGAGCTTGCCAGCCTCGACGTCCGCCATGAGCTTTGCGCCGGCAGTCGTCAGCGCGTAGCCGCTCGAAAAATTTGACATACTATGTCACCTCCTTATGCAGTGCGATACCATGCATCGACGACGGTAGCAAGCGGCATTACTCTCATTGGATTGCCGCCCCCGGATTTGCTGGTCGTGAAGTGGTGGATGTGGTCCCCGTCTGTTGACGTATTGTAAATTATGTTATCCCAGTCAACGCCGCCGTTAGAGCCAGCGTGATTTGAGTTATTGTCATAAACGCCAAATGGCCCGCCGCCGTATTTAGAATGTTCGCCCCAGGTACCGTGATGGTGGTTACCGTTATAGTCAGTATTCCCTTCATGGCCATGATTTGGCATCTCTTCCAGCGAAATTTCATGTCGAGTTTCGCCGACTCGAGCTCCCGGTTTTAGCGTCACGCCGTCATAGCTCCCAGACGCAAGCAGGTATGACCCTTCAATCTTCTTCCAAGTTCCCCCGAAAGCCGTCGCCGGGTCTGCGCCACCGATATTCAAGTAAACATTTCCAATCGGGTGCGCAAGGTCTAGGGCTTTCTTCTCAGCGGCATCGAGCATCGCCTTTGTAACGTACGTGTCCATTGCGACGGCAATGCTGATGCTCGATGCATTCGAGGTCTTGATGTAGATAGTGGTCAGGATATTGCGTACCAGCGCGCCTGCCTGCTCAGCATTCATGATGTCAGGGTCATTTGCCGTGCTGACAGCAAAGAGCGTCTCGGAATTATTGTACGTCGCGTAGACACCCAGCGTGGCCAGCGTGTACGACGCAGCCAGTCCGACATTGGTAACGTTGAATTCGAGTTTGATAGTTGTACTGTCTACTGTAGTGGCTGACGCCAGTGGGAAGCTCTGTCTTATATCGTCGAGTGATGTGAGCGCTGCAATCGCGCTCTGTGTGTACGTATGCGAGCTCGTCTTGATAGATGATACCGTGAACGTGCCTTTATTCGCGATCGCTTTAGCCAGCAGCGCGCGCCCAGCATCTGTCACTACAAATTGGTTGTAAGTTGCCATTAAATGCCTCCTATATACAAAGTAAGTCTTTCTGTCGTTGTCATCGCCATAGCAACGTAGAATCCCGATTCTGGAGCAATTTTTTCAACGGCTACTGGATAAACATCAATGGTCTTTACCGTGGATTTCAGCATGGCAATGTGGTTCTCTACGTTTGTATCTGCGTGCGTTTTATACACCTGTCCGATATGAGCCGGAATATATGTACGCACGTCTTTGGCGATGCTAAGCAGGCTCATCTTATCAACTAGTGGAATGTTGAAATCTGCGCTGTATGTCTCAGGGTGGTCAGTAACAGTGCCGCTTTTGTCGAGTATATATTGATTGATGAGAACCTCAAGAGATGATACCGTCACAGACTCAGTGCCTGCCAGCTTCATCAGGATTTTATTTCTTCTAGTCTGTACCGTATCTGCCTGGGCATGTTCCAGCCCTACAAATTCTTCCCAGTCATCCAGGCCCCAGGTTGCGGTCTGGACAAATGCCTGTTTAGCAGCACCTGCCAGTGTCAACCGCTGCAATTCATGCTCATAAGATAAGGTATTCAATGCATCACCAAAGGCAGTATCGCGGAACAGGAAAGCCGGAAGATATCGACTCAGGTCAACCTTGGTATTCCGTAAGAGTTGGAAATCCGGAGCATCAGCCATTGAACACCACCTCCGTTACTCTTGGTATCTGTTCGTCTGTTAAGGAAATGTTTTTCGTATCGCCGTTAATTGTAAGGGAGTCGTAATCTGTGACGTTTGTTGAATCGTCGCCGATAATCATCTTCCCTATAACCGCAAGAGAAACTTTCTCACCGCTGAATTTTTTGGACGCGAAATAATCGTTCAGCAACGTTTTGATAGCGTCTGCATCGCCTTTGCCCTCAGTAGGTGTCAGTGCAATATGTAACTCTAAAATAGTCGGCGCAACGACAGATACCGTAGATCCGATAGGATGTTTCGTTTCAATCGTAGTGGATACCTGCGTCAGCAGATTCGATGACGCCGGATTCCCACTAGAGTCTGTGACAATAACTTTTACTGTGCCATTTCCATTCCAAAGGGGTACAACGGCCACATGGCCGACCCCGGCTATAGACGTAGCCCACTCAATATAATCATTCACATTTCCTGATGTCGCAGGCTGGCGCACTTTGAAAATTAGCCGATTGTACAGCATAGCGTCATCTTCTTCGTCAAATCCGTCGTAGGTAGCGTCGGCATTCGTCACGGAGCTGATACCTGGGATAGACATAGGGATGACAGTAATTGTGCCAGCTTTTACATTTCCCGTCGTCCCGGCAGTACTGCACTCAACAGGGATATTACCGGACTGGGTAATCGTGACGGTTTTTGTTGTATAGAAAGCAATCCCTGTAGCCGTCTGGAATATGCTTCCTTGTGGCACGGTGCCATTACCGGAGACCGTGACAGCCCCTTTCGCTTTGACAGCTTGTCGCCGGAAAATGCCATGTTCCTCCGCCCGCATTTCAAGGTATTCGCCCCAGCTGGTCCGGGCAAACATGGCTCTATAGGCCTGTTCCCGTTCGACTTCCTGCTTGGCGAACTCAATACTATTGGTGGCAAACGAATCATACGTAAAGGTACCTTCAAAACTCGATACAGCTGAACTCGAGTTTTCCTGCAGTTCCTTTAAAATCTCATCCTGTCCTCTGGCTTCATACATCGACGCTCACCTCCCCATAAATCGTCGTAATCGTAATAGCAATAGAAACTTTGTCTCCATCATGTGATATATCTACATTGTCGATACTTCTGATGTACGGATTTACCATCAAACATTCAATGATAATCCGTTTGATTTCACTGTATCTCTGCTGTACCCCCATAACCTTGCCTATGAACGGCCTGAGTTCAATGCCATACTGCCAGCTGTATGCCAGGTATCGGAAACGCTCCGTACTGAGGGCTTTGTAGATCCATACCTTGATGGCCTCGTCCTTTTCAACAATGACGTGCCTGCCTGTTTTGTCATACAAAAAACAGTCCTTGTCAAAATCCCAAGCATATTCCTTAGGGACTGGCAGGTCTGACGTATAGGTATTGACAGATACGGCCCCGGTAAAGGGGTATTCTGCACTCATAATTTCACCCCGCTGTCTGCCAGCCAGTACAGCTGCTCGTTCTGGCCGTAAATCGGTATCAAGAGGACCAGCGTCCCCGGTTTCAGTGTATCCGTCCAGGTCTCATCGTTATCGATGGGATGGTTGTGGCTCTCATAGGCCGCATCCCCGGACCCACCTCCCCGGTCACTTGTCTGGCCGACCATATGGCGGGTATACCCAGACAGCAGATACCGCGAACAGTAGACGTCTTTGGCTGTGATTTCAATATTGTTCATCTTGACCACCAGTGACGGCGGCGGGCTTACGACAATGCCTACCTGCGCGCCGCGTGGAAGGTCGCCCTGCACTACGCTATGCATCACATCGACGATGGCCGCCGCAGACTGCGAGGCCGAAGGGATTCCTGCCATAGTGGCCACCTCCTACATATGACTCGTTTTGATAATGGACGTCGGCGTCATGCCGATGTTATAGATACCGCCGGTTCCAACAGCCCCGGCGCCGCCGTTCCCGCTGGAATTATTACCGACATATTGGCCATCGCCGGCATAGACGACAACGTGTTCGTCGCCATCAAAGACGACGCAGTCACCGACTTCCAGATTCGATTCGTCGAAGGGGATAACAGCATCCCCGGCGTCAGCCATTAACGTCGGCACCGAGGCGACGCCGTTGTCACATTCTTGTTTCAAGAAGGGACTATAATAACTGCCAATACGCGTAGCGGCCTCGACACAGCCGTTTCGGCCATCTGGCATGGTAGCGCCTTCCCAAGCGGCAAAGCCAGCTTGTACGCCCGCCGACGCCTCTAAATTTGCCCCGCCGATGGCCGAGGCCGTACGCCCGGTCTTGGTCTTGACAGTCGTATCTTTCGGCTTTTCTTCTTTGTTCATAAGGTTCTCGAACTCGATTTCCAGCCGCATCTCGTGGATGCCGTTCTCGAAGGTATGCGTATCGGATTTAATCCAGAATTTCCCGCACAATTCCGTCAGGATGTCCCGGATTTGGATGGAATATGACGATTTAGCGGCATAGCTGCCCGTCATCTGGAGGATACCAGAACGGTCCGGACCATGGAACAGCTTGTTGATGGCTTCCTGGGCATTGTCATTCGGGTTCGTCTTATAGACGTCCTGGACCATAGAATATTTCTGTATCCATTCGTCCTTCGTCTGGTAGCCCGTAACGTTGCCCTGCTGGTCGGTAATCATGATACTGTTGACCATGTCCTCGATAGATTCCTTGTACTGGCTGTTCTCGATATTGACGTACTGGTCCGCCGCCAGCCCTTCGATGAGCTCGCCTTTCTTAATGACGTCCAGCTCATCGCCCCGCATGATGGGATGGAAGAGGACGTCTGGGTCATCCTTGTTTTCCTTATGAGCGTTGATTTGCTTGGCCGCGTCAGTATAGGCAATCATGATAATCTGATAGCCCGTCTTTTCCTGAGCAATGAAAGAGACTTTCTTCCCTGTCTCGGCCAGCTTCCCGGCTTTGATACCCAGCTCACTGCATACCGCCTTGGCAATGTCCTCGGCCAGCATATCCGTGAATTTCCGGGTCGTCTTGGACCGGCAGAGTATGAACAGATTGTCATAGGCCGTGACCGTCACCGTGGACTGCTGGACGTCTTTTTCGATGGAGTAGACGTTGCCCTGGAATTGCAGGTTCCCGTCTTCATCATAGCCATAGACCGTTTCACCGCAGTTGATGACATAGTTCGGCAGGTTCGGGTCCCGGGCGTCCTGAACGTACGAGAAGGTTAGTTTCCGGGCCACCTGTAGCCGGGAGCCCTCCCAGGTGATTCTTCCTACGGTGAGGCGGGACAAATCATCTATCGTCTCGGTCTGCTTCGTCGTCTGGTTGCCTTTCTCGTCGGTCGTGGTTTCCGTCTTGACGCTCTTATGCTTGATGATCAATTCTTAATCACCCACTTCCGGATTTTTCCCGCGTTGTTGATGACCAGGCTCTTCAAGTTGTTGCTCTGGACGACGCGGCGCCAGTGGTTATAGTCGCCGTAGGCTTTCTTGGCCACGTCCATGACGTCGCAGGCCTTTTGGAACAGGGCCTTGCCTTTGGAGATCTGCGACTGCTCTTCCTTGATTTTCTGGTCCAGGTCGACCGGGCGGACCTTGAGGCCCGTCTTATCGTCGATAGGCTTGTCATTGTTCGCCATCGGGACGTTTAGCTCTTTATACTCCGTAAAATTCAGCGTGTAGTAGATATCCCGGCTGCCGTCCTGCTCCCAGTAGGAAAATTCCATGATGCCGCACATCATATTGACCGGAGAGTCGGTAATGATGACGCGAACGGCCTTCCGGGCCGCCTTCCACTCGGTCAGTTTCTCGACGCAGGACGACGGGTCTGTGTAGTCGCCCACAACGAAAGGGTAGCCATGGGTAAGTGAGGGGAAGAATCCGGAGAAGGACAGGGTCCTGGCTTTCGGCATCCCGAAGACCAGGGCTTCCCCGACCTGCGTGATGTCGACGACTTTGTTTTTCTGTCCATCGCCGACGGTATATTTGGCCGGCGTGACCGGCAGGATGAGTTTCCCCGTCGGCCCTTCGATGATGATTTCCCGCTTCAGTCCAGCTCCTCCGCCGTTAGAAAAGATGGCCGAAAGGACCTGTATGGTATTTCCTAACCCTCCCAGGCTCATCAATAACCACCTCCGTAGTTGATATGGCCCTGTGAAATCAGTTTCGCCAGTTTATAGGCGATGCGGTCAATGTCGGCCTCTTCGCGGACATAGAAGGTATTGCCCTTGATGACGACCGGGCCACCGCCAGACGAGTGGCTGCCTTCCAGTTCGGCTTGAATCATTCGCTCCGTTGTAGCGTGTGGATAGATACGGCTTCCCTGCGGCAGGTCGACGATTTCGCCGCCCCGTTCGTTGATTTCCGTCCAGCCGCCGGCGTAAAATGATGAGCCAGTCGCATGGCCGGAGAAGATACTAGGGATGCTGAAGGAAAAAGAGTTGGCCGAGGAACGTATATCTGCTATGGTGGTCTGTGAATTGCTCCAGGCGCTCCGTGCGCGTTCTGAAAGCGGTCCCCATACATTCTCTTCAAACCATCCCGTTACGCCGTCCCAGGCCGCCTCAGCTTCATCCTTGGCATTCTGGAAAGCACTGGCAATGTCGCCTTCCATGGACGACGCGCCGCTGCTGATTTCTTCCCAGGTCGTGCTGGCCGATTCTTCCAGTTCGGCCAGACGGTTGCCAGCCGATTCTTTCGCATCGGCAAAGGTCTGGCTCCATTCCGCGTTCTTTTCATCGGCTACCTGGCAAACCATATCCCAGGAGTCGACGCCGGATTGCTTGATGCTCTCCCAGGTATCCGCCCCAGACTGTTTGATGCCTTCCCAGGAGTCAGCCATATACTGATGCAGTTCGGCCTGTTTCCCGGTAAGCCAGTCATCGGTATCACTCATTGATTGGCGGATGCCTTCAAAGGTACTGGTTATAGTCGGCCCTAGTTGAGCAAAGGTCTGGCTCCATTCCGCGTTCTTTTCGTTGATGACCTGGCTAAAGGAATCCCAGTTGATGCCCTGGAAGGCTTCGGCCAGTTTCTGGCCGAGCATATCCCCACCGATACCTCCAGCGATGCCGCCTATAATCGCACCGGCCGCCGTACCGACCCCGGGAACCATAGAACCTGCCCAGGCGCCGAATGCGGCTCCGCCTTTCATACCGGCAAAACTACCGGCAAGGCCAGCTGCATCCCGTCCAGCCGTAGACAGCTTTTCTCCTTCCGGGGCATAAGCCACATCAAGAGCGGTTCCACCTAATGCGATAGCCGACCCAATCCATGGCACCCTTTTCGCCCAGCTGCTGAGCCGGGCGCCCCATCCTGGTTTCGGAGTCCCTTTGGGAGTTCCTTCCGGGACCGGAACCGGCGCGTTCGTCGGTGGTGCCGAAGTAGGCGCCGTGGTCGGTGCCCCTTTGCTGTTGATGATGACGTTCGTCGCCGTGACGACCATATCTTTCACAGACGACGTGCTGGGAAGCCCGTTCCCCCCGGTCGGCGTGCCGCCCGGAAGATTCTTCGGGATGCCCTGGATGACGTCTTTGACCTTCATGGCCAGGTTGTAAATCTTTTTCAACCCAACGATCAAGGCCCCGCCTGCCAGTGCCGAACCGATGCCGTCAAAGGCCAGGAACTTATCTTTCAAATCCTTGATGCCCTCGCCCACAATCTTGATGACGTCCGTCACCTGTAGGCCGTCGTCAATGAGACCGGAAAAATGCGACGTTAGCTTGCCGAATTCATCGGTAAAGCCCCGCAAGCCATCGCCGATGCCATGGTCTAAGAGCTTGATAGTCAGGTTTTCCCAGGCGCTCTTCAACCGGAGCAGAGAGCCGCGCAGGTTGTCCATTGCCACCTTGGCCGCTTCATGGGCCGTGATGTCTTTCATGGCTGCGTTCATGTCTTTGACGCCCTTGGCGCCTTCACGCAGCATGATCATGCCGCCTCGGATAGCGTCCGAGCCAAACAAGGTTGACAAGGCGTTCATCTTTTCTTCATCCGTTAAACCAGATAAATGGTCCTGCAAAAGGCCGGCGATGTCTGAGAGGGACCGCAGGTGGCCTTCCTGGTCGAAGAATTTAGACGTTCCTTCGTCGGTCAAAAGACCGAGTCTTTGCATTTCTTCTGTTGCCTGCTTCGTCTGCGGTGAGAGGTTCATGAGCATCGTCTTTAAAGACGTACCTGCATCAGACCCTTTCAGGCCGTCATTGGCGAAGACTGCCAGGGCCGTGTTGGTATCATCGAAGCTCATACCGACCCCGGCCGCAACAGCCGAGACAGCAGAGAGAGAATACTTCAATTCTTGGACGCCCGTTGCACTGGCATTGGCTGCACCAACCAAGATGTCTGCTGCATGAGTGGCATCATCCATATGAAAGGCGTTCATAGCTGTACTCATGATTTCCGCTGCTTCCGGAAGAGATAATTGGCCGGCTGCAGCTAAATCGAGAGCTGCCTGCGAAGCGTCGCCGAGAACGTCCTTAACGCTGACGCCGGCTTTCAAGAGCTCTGTCATCCCCTGGGCCGCTTCCGTCGAACTAAACTGCGTATCTGCGCCGAGTTCCAGTGCCTTTTCCTTAACGGCGTCCATGGCTTCCGCATCCAACCCAGTGACTGCCTTGATTTGCGACAACTGAGCCGTGAAGTCAGAATAATTCTTTACGGCATCGAAGACGCCGTAGCCAAGCCCAGCAAAACCGGCAGCCTGTACAGGAAGACCGGCCATAGCACCGGCAGCCATTCCGGACAGTTTGTCCTTCATGCCGCCAATATCACCATTCTGCTTGACGTTGATGGCCACGGTATAGGCCTTTCCTTTGAGCCCGTTCAGCTCTGTCTTGACCTTCTGAATCTTTGCTGTAGCGTCGTCCTTGGCACGGATAGTCGCTTCGTAGATGCCGCGGATGCCCTGGAAGGCCCGTTTGGCACGGTCCGCCTGGCCGGCTGCTTTGACAGCCGCTGTACCGGCTTTTCCCATCCCGGCGGCGGCCGCATCCGAAGCGCTCCCTGTGCTTTTCAGAGTTTCCGTCAAGCCCTTGAAGCCGGACCTTGCTTTATTGACCTGCGCCGTAAACTGGTCCTTGAGTTCCAGCGTAGCGCTCAAAACATAGTTGCTCACAGCCTACCGGCCCCCTTTCTTCAATGGCAGCGTCGCCAAATCCAATTCACGCTGCTGCTCCAGACAGACAGCCTCATAGCAGAAAATCTTTTCCAACCGGTTCAAGCCGAAGAAATAGTCCAGTCGATGCCCACGGAGGACCAGGGCGGCCGCCGTGGCCGCTTCCCAGTCCTCTTGGATTAGTTTTTTACGTCTTCATGGACCTTCGATTCGATGTCTTTCCCATAGCCGGACAGCTGGGAAATCTTGCGGGCAATGGCCGGAATCTCGCCGGCATCGAACAATTTGTCGATGATATCCGTCGGTTCGACGCAGCCATAGGCCTGCTGCAGGGTGGCGTCCCTCAAGTTCGGTTCGACGACGGTCTGTAAGATGCAGTATTCGTCGGAGCCGTCGGTGATGTCCATGATTTCGGCCATGAGGCCTTTCGTGATTTTCTTGACCGTCAGCTTGCCGACGCTGGTGTCGAGGTCAAGGGTTTCCTGTTTCTTCTGTTCGATTTTGTCTTTCTGGTTAATCAATTCCTGAATGCTAACTGCCAT